CCCAGGCGCACAACGACAAGCTGGCCGCCGACCTGGCCACCCAGCAACGCCAACACCGCAAAACCACTGACTACCTCTCTGGGGAGATTGCCCGTGTCAACGACCTATACCGGAAAGCGCTCGACGCTGAGCCTGAGCCTTTGCCTGCTTGCGTGTTCACTGCTGGCTTTGTCCGCGTGTGGAACGAAGCCAGCGGAGCCCGATCCCCTGCCACTTTGCCCGCCGCCACAGATCCCGAGCGAGCTGCTGCGCAAGTCGCCCAAGCCCGAGCCGCTGACCAGCTCGATTCAGGCATCAGCCAGAACACTCTCCTGGCCCATCACGTCCGCTACGCCGAGCAGTGCAAGAACACTGCCGCGCAGCTGGACGCTCTGATCGACGCCGTAGGGGGCAACTGATGCAACTGGATTTAGGCACCGTCGCAAGCCTGCTAGGCGTCTTCACCGGGGTTATTACCGGCCTGGTGAAGGTGCTCCTGTGGCAGTTCGAGAAGCGCCTGGGCGAACGGTTCGCCGCGCAGGATGAGGCCCGCAAGGATGCAAGCCGCCACTGGGAAGACAACTTCGCCAAGGTGCTGGAACGACAAGACAAAGATGCCGCTGCTGTGGCGCAACTGGAGCGCTCGTTCCTGAACTTCAAGGCCGACTTGCCGCTTGAGTACGTGCGCCGCGAAGACTGGGTACGTGGGCAAGCCGTCCTGGAAGCCAAGCTCGACGGTGTTGCATTGAAGATCGAGAACATCATGCTCAAAGGAGCCCGCAATGATTGACCCTGCCAAGACGCGCCGCGAGTCGCTGCGCTGGTATCTGCTGCTGACCCTCAACACCTCCCGCCCAGTAGATCCGCACGAGGCCGTGGTGCTGTCCACGATCCAGGGCATCTATCCGGACGCCACCCCGCTGGAGCTGCGCCGTGAACTGGACTACCTGGCCGACCGTAGCCTGGTGACCCTGAACAAGCAGCCCAACGGACAATGGATCTGTGGCCTGACTCACTACGGCGTCGATATCGCCGAGTACACCGTGGATTGCCGCCCAGGCATCGCCCGCCCGGAAAAGTACTGGAGCGCCTGACATGCCGCCGCGCAGCAAGGTGGCGCAACTGCCGCCGAAGGTTAAGGCCTGGCTCGACCAAGCGTTGGTCGAGAACAACTTTTCCGGTTACGAGCTGCTCTCGGCCGAGCTGGCCGGGCGCGGCTACAGCATTGGCAAGTCGGCGCTGCACAGCTACGGCCAGAGCTTCGAGGAGCGCCTGGCGGCCTTGAAGATGGCTAGCGAGCAGGCGAAAGCCGTGGTCGCCGTTGCGCCTGATGATGACGGCGCGGTCAACGAAGCACTGCTGCGCCTGACCCAAGAACGACTGTTCACGCTGCTGGCCGATGGTAAGGGGCCACTCGATATCAGCAAGGTTGGCAAGACCGTGGCCGAGATCATCAAAGCCTCGGTGACCCAGAAGAAGTACGCCGCCGAGGCCGAAGCGCGCCGCGCGGCCCTGCAGGAAGCGGCCAACGTAGCCGAAGGCGCCATGACCAGCCAGGGCATGAGCAAAGAGGCTATTGACGCAATCAAGCGCGACATTCTGGGGATCGCCTGATGAACGCCCCAGTGCCAAAGTCGGTGCTACTGCCGTATCAGCGTGTATGGATCGAGGATCAGGCAGAGCTGAAGATCGCCGAGAAGAGCCGGCGAACAGGGATCACCTGGGCGGAAGCTGCCGACGCCGTATTGTCAGCGAGCGCAGCCAAGGCCGCTGGCGGTACCAACCACTTCTATGTCGGCTCCAACAAAGAGATGGCCATCGAGTTCATAGACGCCTGTGCCATGTGGGCCAAGGCGTTCGACAAGGCTGCCAGCGCCATCCAGGAGGAGGTCCTGGTCGACGAGGATAAGGACATCCTGACCTTCAACATCCACTTTGCCAGCGGCTTCAAGATCCAGGCGCTCAGCTCCAGGCCGTCCAACCTGCGCGGTCGTCAGGGCAACGTGACCATAGATGAGGCGGCGTTCCACGAGCAGCTCGCCGAGGTGCTCAAGGCCGCGTTGGCCTTGACCATGTGGGGCGCCAGGGTGCGCTTGATCTCGACGCACAACGGCGCCGAGAACCTGTTCAACGAGCTGATCCAGGACAGCCGGGCCGGCAAGAAGCGCTACAGCGTGCACCGCATAACCCTGGACGATGCCTGCGAACAGGGTCTGTATCAGCGCATCTGCCAGGTGCGAGGCAAGCCGTGGAGCCAGGAAGCCGAGGATAAGTGGAAGGCCAACCTGCTCGCCGACACCGCGACCCGTGAGGACGCCCTGGAGGAGTACTACTGCGTGCCCAAGTCGGGCGGTGGGGCCTACCTGTCCCGCGCCCTGATCGAGGCGCGAATGATCGACGCCTCGGTGCTGCGTTTCGAGGGCTCTGCCGAGTTCAACGCCATGCCGGAGCACCTGCGCGCGGCAGAGATCCGGGACTGGTGCGAGCGCGAGTTGAGACCGCACCTGGAACGGCTCAATCCCAATGACCCGCATTGTTTCGGCGAGGACTTTGGCCGCTCGGGTGACCTTACCGTCATTGCGCCGATGGCCATTACCCAGCTGCTGCAACGTGTGGTGCCGTTCCTGGTCGAGCTGCGCAACGTGCCCTTCAAGCAGCAGGAACAGGTGCTGTTCTACATCGTGGATCGTTTGCCTCGCCTGCAGGGCGGCGCCCTGGATGCCCGTGGCAATGGGCAGTACCTGGGCGAGCAGGCGGTGGAGCGCTACGGCGCTGGCTTGATCGAGGCGGTAATGATCAGCCAAGCCTGGTACCTGGATGCCATGCCCAAGTTCAAGGCGGCGCTGGAAGATGGGGTGTTGAGTATCCCGCGGGACCGCGAGGTGGGCGACGACCTGCGCGCCATCGAGGTCATCAAGGGTATTCCGCGCTTGCCGGAAGGCAAGACAGGCAGCAGTAAGAACCGTCACGGTGACGCGGCCATTGCCCTGGTAATGGCCTATTACGCCTCGATGATGGAGACGACGGTGATCGAATTCTTTTCCGTTACCCAGTCGGGCCAGCTCGACTCGGACGATGACGACGACAACAACGAAGGTTTTGGAGCAGGCGCATGGTAGGAGTTCCCGCGTTCATCAAGCGGCTATTGGGTGGTGATACGAACGCCCTGGACGAAAAGCAAACAGATGATGAGGCCACCACGCGCTCGATCAAGCGCGAGTTTGCCGAGCACCCGACCAAGGGGCTGACGCCTGCGCGGCTCTACCAGATCCTGGAGGGCGCTGAGCAAGGCGACCTGATGGCGCAGTGCGACCTGTTCGAGGATATGGAGGAGAAAGACCCGCAGATCGGCGCGGACATGCTCAAGCGTCGCCAGCTAGCCGCCGAGCTGGAATGGCAGGTTGTACCGCCAGATAACGCCTCGGCCCAGGAGAAGAAGGCCACCGACCACGCTATCGAAGTGCTGACGGCCATGGAGGTCGAAGATCTGGTGCTCGATCTTGGCACCGGCCTGGGCCATGGCTTCGCCAACCTGGAGTTGACCTGGGGGCGTGACGGTACCACCCGCTATATCGAGCAGCCCACACTGCGGCCGCACCGTTGGTTCCGCCTGCATCCCGATGATCAGAACCACATCACCCTGCGCGATATGAGTCCGACCGGCGCCGAGCTATGGCCGTTGGGCTGGGTAGCGCACCGTCACCGCGCCCGGCCGGGCTACGTTGCTCGCGCAGGCCTGCATCGCATGCTGGCCTGGCCGTACCTGTTCCAGAACTACGCTCTGGGCGACCTGGCGCAGCTCCTGGACATCTACGGTATGCCGGCCCGCCTGGGCAAGTACCCGAAGAACGCCACCGCGAAAGAGAAAGCGACGCTGCTCCGTGCGGTGGTAGCCATGGGCAAAGACGCCGCCGGGATCATCCCCGAAGGGATGGCCATCGAGTTCCTGGAAGCGGCCCAAGGCAGCGCCGACCTTTACCTGGCCATGATGAACTGGTGCGAACGCAGCAAGTCCAGGGTCATCCTGGGAGGCACGCTGACCAGCGGCACGGGCGAAGGGACGAACACCAATGCCCTGGGCAACGTCCACGAACGCGGCCAGGCCGCGCTGATCCGTTCGGACGTGCGCCAGTACAACAGCACGGTGCGCCGCTCGATCCTGTGGCCCATGGCGGCGCTGAACTTTGGCATCACCGACGCCAACCGGGCGCCGCGTTTCGTCCTGGACATGGGCGAAACTGAAGACTTCCAGGTGCTGGCCAACACGCTGCCCGTGTTCGTCGACATGGGCGCCAAGATCGAGGTCGACTGGCTGCATGAGAAGAGCGGCATTCCCAAGGCCAAGGACGGCGCCCCAGTGCTGCAGCCCCGCCCGCAACAGCCAATGACCGCCATGCTGCGCCAGCAGCCGGGCGCGCACCTGGCCGTGCTGCGCCAGGGCCAACGCCCGGCCACGCCTGCAGACGCTATTGCCGCCCGTATGGCCCGTGAAGGCGACCCGGCGATAGCGACCTGGCTGGAGCGTATCGAGGCCATGCTGGCAGCGGCCAAGAGCATCGAAGAGTTTCGCGAGATGCTGCTGGCCGCGCAGACCGAGCTGGACGAGGACGAGCTGGCCGCGCTGATCGGTGACGGCCTGTCTGTTGCCGAGCTGGCCGGCCGCAGCGACATCGAGGACGTGTCGGAGCCCGGCAATGGCTGACAGCCAACCCACGCTGCACAGCGTCCTGGGGCTTCCGTTCGCCGAGCAGGTGGCGTTCTACCGCAACAAGCTGGGCAACCTGGTGCCCACGGCCCGGTGGGACGATATCAAGCGTGACGCCCATGACACCGGTTTTATGGTGGCCGGCGCGGCCAAGGCTGACTTGCTGTCGGATCTGGCTGTGGCGGTCGACCGTGCGATCACTGAGGGACGCGGCCTGGGCGAGTTCCGCAAAGACTTCCGCGATATCGTCCAGCGCAACGGCTGGCACGGCTGGACGGGCGAAGGCACCCGAGCCGGCGAGCGCTGGCGCACCAGAACCATCTACCAGACCAACGCCATGACCAGCTATTCGGCGGGACGTTTGGCACAGCTCCAGGACGGCGGCTTCAAATACTGGGTCTATCGGCACAACGACTCGGTGCGCAACCCACGACCCGAGCACCAGAAGCTCAATGGCCTGACCTTGCCGGCCGGCCACGCGTTCTGGAAGCGCTACTACCCGCCGAACGGCTGGGGATGCCAATGCTATGTGGTGGGCGCGCGTACAGCAGCTGGAGCACGTCGCTTAGGTGGCGACCCGGACAAAACCCCGATTGAAGGCTGGGACGCCGATGAAGCGCCTGGTATCGATGAAGGCTGGGACTACCAGCCTGGCGCCCGCGTGGCGCATACCGTTACGCAGATGGCTGAGAAGTCGCGGGCCTGGCCCTATGAGGTGGCCAAGGCCTACATGGCAGGCGTGCCCGAGCGTGTGCGAGATCAGCTGGCGCGCAGCTACCGGGCGCTGCCCAGCGTGGCTGACGACGCCAGGCGCTATGCCGCTCGCGTGCTGCGTGGCGAGAACCCGAGCCAGATCCCGGCCTACCGCACCTTGGGGCTGTTGCCTGCTGCAGACGTGGCCCAGGTTCGCCAGGTCAAGGATCTGGCCGTCGATGGCTACGACTATGCCCTGGACGTTTCGGCCGTGCGCCATGTCGAAAAGAACCACGGTAATG